ACAGAAAGCTGATGAGGTGGTAAACCAACGTAGGGCTATCGAAGCCAACTGGCTTGAGGATATTGCCCAATATAACGGTAAGTACTCAGACAGCGAGGTCACCCGACTGAAATCGTCTGGCGGCTCTCAACTATTCGCCAACATCACACGACCTAAAGTCAATGCGGCTGAAGCACGCATCAGTGACATCCTATTTCCCACGGATGACCGGAACTGGGACATCCGTCCTACGCCAGTCCCAGAGATGGAAGATATGCAGATGTCTGAGGCTGACGTTGCGACAACGCCAGAAGGTCACCCTGTACAAGAGAGGGATGTTGCTAGCGGCATCCTAGAAGAAGTTGCAGAGCGCACGAAGAAGATGCGGACTGAGATGGACGATCAGTTGATCGAAGCTAACTGGGCTAGCGTCTGTCGCGAAGTCATGCACGATGCAGTGCTGTTAGGCACAGGCATCCTGAAAGGTGTGACGGTCTATGACAGAATGTCGAAGCGTTGGCAGACCCTCCAAGATGAGAACGGCAAGTCAGCCCAAGTCCTAAGTGTTTCTGTAGACAAACGTCCGACCTGTGAGCGTGTCGATCCGTGGGACTTTTTCCCAGATATGTCGGCAAGGCACATACGCGAGGCTGAGTTCGTATTGCAACGCCACGTTATGTCGCGCAAGGAGTTGCGTGAGCTAGCGAGACAGGAAGAATACTTGGCGGGTCAGATCGATGAGATTTTAAAATCGGAAGACTACGCGACCCCAACTGCAACGCACCTAGAAGACTTGCGGAGTGGCGAGGGCATCTCGACTACCCCTAGTCGATTTGAAGTTTGGGAGTATCACGGTGACTTAGACAAAGAAGACCTATTGGCTTGCGGCTGTGAGGTTGACACTATCTCTGAGTTAGAAGTTGTCAGTGGCGTGGTGTGGTTCGTTGAGGGGAAGGTTATCAGAGCTACTCCTAACATCATGGACACAGGCGATCTGCCGTACAACGTGTTCACTTGGGAGCGCACAGACTCAACTCTATTCGGAGTTGGAGTACCACGACTAATGAACAACGCGCAAAGAGCCATGAACGCATCTTGGCGTATGGCTATGGATAACGCCGGACTATCGACAGCCCCGCAAATCGTAGTAAATGAATCTAGCATTGAACCAGTCGATGGTGACTGGGCATTGCGACCACGGAAAGTATGGAGAGCTAAAGGGCTTACTAGTAACGTACAGCAAGCTTTCGGAACTTTCGACATTAACGGACATCTAGGGGAACTCCTCAGTCTGTTCAATGTAGCCAGAGAGTTGGCGGATGAGGAAGCGGGTCTTCCATCAGTAGCGCAAGGCGAAGCCGGAGCTACCCCAGTCAACACAGCTACAGGCATGAGCATATTGATGAACTCTGCCAACACTGTACTACGCCGCGCAATCAAGGCGTGGGACGATGGAATAACACTTCCTTTCATACAAAGATTGTACGACTGGAATATGCAGTTTGGCGAGAATGAAGAGATAAAGGGAGACAACAAAGTACACGCCCGTGGGTCTTCACACCTTATTGTAAAAGAGATGCAAGCGCAGAACGCGATGTCGTTAATCAACATTGCCGCGTCTCCAATCCTGCAACCCCTTACAGACGTGCCAGCACTGTACAGAAGAGTAGTGACCTCCATGCAACTTGATCCGGCTGAGATCGTCAAGACTGACGCAGAGATTGAGCAAGAGATGCAACAGCAACAGCAGATGATGGAACAGCAGAGCCAGCAACAGGTCGATCCACTAGGGCAAGCGCACTTAGAGTTGAAGCAACAACAGGTACAACAGGACGGTCAACTCAAACAGCAAGGCATGGCGGATACCAAAGAGATCGCTATGGCTAAACTTCAGATGCAAGACAGTATTTCTCAACGAGACATGGAAGGCAAGGTTGCCGCTTCGGCTAGAGGAACTGCCGCAGAACAGCAGAAGAGAGGGATAGAAATGATGAGAGAAAATAACAGACGCATGGAGATGGGTCTGAAACAGAAAACGGGTAGTGGAATTTGAGTAGTCTAAACGCTAGATCAAGCACTTGGATCGCTTTGGACACCAAACTACTAGCTATGATTGAAGAAGCGAGGCGTGCCTTGGAGGATAGCTCCTTGGACGAATCGAAGACTCAACTGACTAGGGGGTACATAAAAGCCCTTAGAGAAGTCAGGGAACTACCGTTGCGCGACAACAGTCCCGCAAGTCAGATAGGAAGCCCTGACTACACTTAGAACATAATGCCGCTTATAAGCCGCAAGGAAATGTGTGATGACAACTGATGGAACAGAAACAACTGAAGAAGAGCTAGACACTATTTTTAATGAAGTAGCTGAAGAAGGCGGCGGAGATACTCCCCCGATAGAAGCGGCGGCTGAAGAAGAGAAGAGTGAACCAACCCAAGAGAGTTTGAAAGAAGATGTCGAAGCAGAAGCCCCCGCAGAGAAAGATTATGCGGCGTTGAAAGCTGAGCACGAAAAACTCAAACATCAATATAAATCTGATGAGGGAAGGATAGCGGCACTTCAACGGAAAGTTTCCAGCCTTGAAAATGTTAATAGCACGCTGAAGAAACCGGAAGCACGGAGAACACCTCCGCCGTTACCGACAAGAAAACCGAATCCCGTAAACGCTAAAAAGATCGTAGAAGATTTATATAGTGGGGATGAAAAGAAAGCTCAGTCTGCCGTACTTGCCATCACTCAGGGCAACACAGCTAACCAAGCTTTCAACGCCGCAAACGTACAGAAGCAAGTTGATCAAATGTTGCAACCCCTCCGCGAAGCTGAGCAAGCTAAACAGAAGCTCAGTCAAGAAGAGGCGTTAGAAAAAGCATTCCCAAACTGGAAGGTTCAGGTTAATGAGCCGCATTTTGAGGAATGGCTACAGGGACGAAGTGCGACTGTGAAGAAGCTGGTTCATTCAAATGACTCGGCTGACGCAATCGAACTATTAACTTACTACAACTCTAGTGTCGGAAACACAACAGAAGAAGACACAGGCAAAACACAGGTTGAGAGAGTTCAAGACAAGAGAGCCAAGCAGTTATCTGCCTCTGGTGGTATCAGTTCAAAGAGTGCCGGATCATCAGCTGCTATGCCGACTGACCCAGACGCGTTATTTGACTACCTTGAACGGAACGATCCCGACCTTAGAAGATAACAGCGTACATTACGTTAATCAATTTTAAGGAACAGTATCATGGCAACAACTCTATATGGTGACATTTCACCACGGACAGCGACATTCGCAGAACGCGAATTATTAAAAAGAGCATTACCTTATTTGGTATTGGAAAAGTTTGGTCAATCAAAACCAATCCCTACCAAAAGCTCAAAAACTATCAAGTTCAGAAAGTACAATCCTCTTGCACTTGCGACTACCCCTTTAACTGAGGGTGTAACTCCGTCATCTAAGCAATTAACTGCTGATGATGTAACGGCTAACCTAGACCAATTCGGTGATTTAATTACTATCACTGATGTTGTACTAGACACACATGAAGACCCCGTTCTCTCTGAGGCTACTGAAATCCTCGGTGAGCAAGCCGCGCAAACCATTGAAACTATTAGGTTTGATGCTGTAAAAGCTGGGACTAATGTGCGTTTCTCGAACGGCACAGGTCGGTCAGCAGTGAACACTCCGATTACAACTGCACTACAACGCAAGTGTACTAGAGATTTGAAACGCAACAACGCTCGTCCGATTTCTAAAATCGTTCGTTCAACTCCTAGTTACGGAACAGAAGCTGTAGCACCTTCTTTCATTGGTTTAGTACACCCAGACATGGAAAGCGACATCCGCTCCATGGTTGGATTCGTACCTACTGAAAAGTACGGAAGTATCACTCCATACGAAAGTGAAATTGGTAAGGTTGAAGATGTTCGTTACATCAGCTCAACTGTTTTCAAACCTTGGGACGGATCAAGTACAGTCGGCGGATCAACAACTACTATGTTGAACACAGGCGGTAGCGCAGACGTATACCCAGTCTTGTTCTTAGCTCGTGATGCTTACGGAATCATTCCGTTAAAAGGCAGAGCTTCGATCACCCCTTCTGTCGTGAACCCAGCACCAAGCGAATCTGATCCGCTAGGGCAACGTGGTCACATCGGCTGGAAATCTATGCAAACTTGTAAGATTCTTCAAGAAACCTACATGATTCGCGCGGAAGTAGCTGTAACTGACTAACAGTTCAGTTAATGCTTTACGAGAGAGCCGCCTTCGGGCGGCTTTTTTGTGCCTATTACTTTTATAAATGAGGTTCTTATGGACAAGAAAACTGCAAAGAACGAAGACAAGTCAACCTTCGGAAAGAGGGTTAAGGTTATTTTTCACAATACGAAAGATGACTCTGGTGACGTATATGTAGCCTTGAACGGAGTTGGTTATTTAGTCCAACGTGAGCAAGAAGTGGAAATCCCTACCGATGTTCTAGGAGTTATCGACCTAGCCGTTGAGACGCAACACAGCAGAGGCGCGAAGGGTGAAGAGATTGTTAAGGACATTAAACGATACCCCTATACAAAGGTAGCTTAGTATGAATTATTTGGAGTTGTGCGATTCGTTAATGAGGGAGTCGGGAGTTGAAGAATCTGGGATTCTCTCTGTGGCTGGTCAAACAGGTCTGAAGAAGAAGGTTGTCCGCTGGGTAGACAGGGCGTGGACAGAAATCCAAGGCAAGCGGGACTGGGATTTCTTGTGGAACGAAGAGTCGTTCACCACGAACATTGGACAGCAAGATTATCACCCCGCCTTGAATTTAGTTCTAGACCCACCCATGAAGACCCTAGACAGGTCTTCGGTAATAATCACAGGTGAGGCTGGAACAACCAAGCAGTATTTAAAGTTCATCCGTTGGCAAGACTTTGACAACACGGTAGCGATGGATGGAAGTCCAACAACTTTCACCATCAAGCCTGACGGTACTATACGTCTTGGCACTTCGCCTACTACCGAACAGTTAGTGGAGTTCCAGTACTACAGGACACCTCAAGCGTTAGTC